TTGTATTCAATGTGGAATAGCACTTATGAGCAAGCTAATTACTTTCATCAAGCAAAAGATCTTCCAGAAACCTTAAGAGTTTTTATTAATACGGTTCTTGCGGAGACTTGGGATGAAGATGCAGGTGAAAGTGTTGATAGCTATAAGCTAAAAGAAAGAGCTGAAGAATTAGGCGATCAATTACCAAGAGATGTTGTTATCTTAGTCGCAGGTATTGATACACAAGACGATAGATTAGAAATAACAGTTGGTGGTTTTACCAGAGATGAGTCGTTATATATTATTGCTCATGATGTCCTTTATGGAGATCCATCAGGTCATCAATTGTGGCAAGATTTAGATGATTATTTAGACAGAGTATATAAACATCCTTTAGGTGTAGAAATGACAGTTAGAGGAAGTTGTATTGACTCAGGTGGTCATCATACTTCGCAGGTTTATTCCTATGTAAGAAAAAATGCTCATAGAAGAGTATTTGCAATTAAAGGTGTAGGTGGTGAAAGCAGACCATTAGTAGGTAGACCATCTAAAAACAATATTGGTAAGGTTCGATTATTTCCAATCGGATCTGATACCGTAAAGAGTTTAATATACGGTAGATTAAAAATAGAAGATGGAGCAGGGATGATCCATTTTAACTCAATACTTGATGATGAATACTTTGAACAATTAACATCGGAAAGACGAGTTGAAAGAATTACAAAAGGTGTTAAACGCACCGAGTGGAGAAAGATAAGAGCCAGGAATGAAGCATGGGATTGCTTACAATATCTTTTTGGTGCGTATCATATTCTAAATGTAAATTTAAGAATACTTCACGAAAAAATGAATAGAAAAAAAGAGCCGATAGCCAAAGAGCAAGGTCAAGTAAGAAATCCTTTAGCGCGCAGACGCAGAAATACTAGAAAAAATTGGATGGATATATAATGGCAATAGTCGTTAAAGATAGAGTCAAAGTTACAACAAGCACTACAGGTACAGGCACATTAACCTTAGGATCAGCAGAGTCAGGCTTCCAGGCCTTTAGTGTTATTGGTGATGGCAACCAAACATATTACGCAATCAAATCAGATGCAGGTTTTGAAGTTGGTATTGGTACATATACAAATAGTGGTACAACACTTAGCAGAGATACAATATTAGAAAGCTCAAACTCAGGTTCGGCAGTATCTTTAACAGGCACATCAACAGTCTTTACAACTTATCCTGCGGAGAGATCATCATTCCGAAATGTAGGTGTTGCTAGAGATTATACTGCAAGTGGTTCAATTACAGCAGGTAAGCCTTTAATTTTAAATACTAATAATACTGTTACACAAATTGCATCATCAGGTAATACTGTTACAGAAGGTGTAGGCACAGCAAATGAATTTAATGGATCTTATGGTATTAACTATCCATCAACTTCATTAGCCAAAGTAGCAGATGATAAAGTTGCAGTTACATATCGAGATGCATCCAACAGTAATTATGGTGTTGTCCAAATAGCTACTGTAAATGACTCTGGAAGGACAATATCTTTTGGTACAAAAGTTGTTATCAATAGTGTTACATCTAATGGCACAGGTGTTGCTTTTGATACAAGCAGAAGTGTAGTTGGTGCAACTGTACAAACAGAAACTAATCCAAAACTTATTGTAGCTAATTTTACTGTATCTGGCACAACATTAACAAAACAAGGTAGTAGTCTAAGTTTAATAACATCAGATGAAGTAAGGGCGCATACAACATTTTTTGATCCAGACAATAATCATATTATGGTTTTCCTTGTATATGTTAATGGATCTGATCGAACATTTAGAGCAGTTGCAGTAACAGGTAATTCTTCAGGTACACCAACAAGTTCTTATCTTGTTAATACTAATGTTGACTCTACTATTTTTGATTCGGCAAATCCTTTTTTTGCAACTTATGATACCAATGTTAATGCTTTTTTTGTTACAGCAGATATGAGCGAACCATCAACATTTAGAGGTATAGTTGTAACAAATAATGGTTCTTCTCTTACAGCAACAGAACGATCTAAAACATTGCCAACAGAGTATAAAGACGATCCGACAATATGTTTTGACAGTAATAATAATAAAGTAGTTTTAGCATATAATACGACAACTAATTACAACCGCATAGTAAATATAACTATGACTACTAATGATTTTACTTTAGGTACACCGACATCAGTTACATCACTTGGTACAGGTTCATCAGATTCTACTACAAAAGGTTTTTTATCTTTTGATCCAACAGCTCAAAGAATTGTATTGCTTAGAGGTGGTGGAGGTACTGCAACTTCAAGATGGGCAGTATTTTCCAATGATGGCACAGACTTTACACAACAATCAACGGGTATTTGGGATTCTTCAACAAATAATTTTGCTCAAAGAGGTGGTATTTTACAAACAGCAATGACAACCAACATGACTAGCAATCCAATACCGATAGTTATGAATAATGGTAATACAGGTTATGGCTACTCAGCAGTATTTACAGTTGGTCAAAGTGAAGTATCAAATCTTGATAATAATTATTTTGGTATTGCATCTTCATCAGCAAGTGATACCGAAGCTGTAGGAGTAAATCGACCAGGATCAATTAACATAGACCAAACAGGATTGACAGCAGGTAAAGATTATTATGCAAAAGGTGATGGTACTATTATTGAAAGGACAACTACAACAAATACAACTAATAATGATCCAACAGTAGCTTTTACTACAATGAACGATGCTCATACAGTAAGTTCAGATGGTGAAGCTCAAATGGTTTATGATTCAACATCAGAAACTTTTGTTGTTAGTTATGAAAATGGAGTAGGTTCAGACTATCCTACTGTAGTTGCAGGCACATGGTCAAATGGTACTATGACATGGGGTACACCTGTTGTATTACAATCTGTTGGTTGTAACAGAGAAATTGGTATTGCTGTTGGTAATGGTAAAGTATGGACAGCTTGGGCTAGAAATGTTGATACACCTAATATTTATATTACAAGTTTAAGTATATCTGGCACTGCTATAACAGTTGCAACTCCAACTGATACAAGCATTGCTTATTCAAATGAATTAGGCATAAAATTATCTTACGATATAAGCTCTGATTATTTATTATTATTTAATTCTAATCAAAGCACTGGTTCATGGTTATTTAAAGTTAAGCCTTATTATACAACTTCAAGTGGTGGTCTTACAGCAGGAACAACATCTACTATTGTTACAAATGGTTCAATTCATCATAATGAATTTGATGTTGTGTATGATCCTGATACAAGTAGAACAGTAGTTGTTTACACAGACGATAGTAACTCAAATTACGGTACTGCAAATGTTATACAATCTTCTGGTACAAGTGGCTCACCAACAGTAACTATAGGTTCTGATGTTGTATTTAGTGGTACTGATGCTGTAAATGGATTAACAGCAACTTATGATACTGCAAACGATAAAGTGTTTGTGGGTTATCATAATACAACAGATGGTATTACAAAAGGTATTATAGGATCTGTTACAGGCGGTGGTACAAATAGTATATCTTTTGCAGGTGAAGGAACTATTAATGATTATACAGCAGTTTCAAGTTCTTATTTAGATATTGTATATGACGCAGATGTATCAAAAATATTTGCAGTTTATCGTGATGATGATCACACTTCAGATGGTCTTACTTATAAAATTATTACTCCAAGCGCATCATCATTTACTGTTAGTAGTGCATCAGTAATAACAACAAATGATAACCAATTACAATCAGGAGCAGGTGCTTATGGTCAAAATAAAGGTGTAGTTGTTGCAAGTAGAGATGTAGATAACAGCTCAAAATTAAGTATTTCTACATTATATTATGCTACAACATCATCAACAACAGTAAACGCATCTCAGTTTGTAGGTACAGCACGATCTAGTACAGATTTAGAATTAGCAGAACCACCTATAGAATTAGTTGGAACAGCAGATGGTTCTATTACAAAAGGTGATGCAGTAATAATAAGTACAGATGGTGATTTTCAGAAAATAGGAAATGTAACGACATCACTTTCTTATTCAGCAGGAACAGAAACAGAAATAGACACGGATCAAATATATCAAAATACGATTTCATATAATTCTGAAAATAATTATTTTGTTGTATTTTATTCTGAAACTAATGCCTCTTATTATGGGTACGCAAGAAGTTTTCAAGTAACAGATAAAGTTATTTCAAACAATCAATCGCTAGGAGCTTTTCATACTAACACAACTAAAATTCTTGATAGTGCTTATATTGGAGGTAGTAAACATATTGTTTTTTATATTGATGAAAATAATTATTTAAACGCAAGAGTTGTTTTAATTGGTAGTGATGGTACAGGTACTTATGGAACAGAAAATACAATAAATAGTGGCACAACACAACGGAGAGGTTCTTGTTATTATGATAGCGATAAAGATGTCGTTGTTGTTATCGCTGGTATGGATTCTGACACTTGTAAAGCAATAGCGTGTACTGTTTCAGGTACAACAATTACAGCAGGAACAAAACAAGCTGTACCAAGTTCAGATTCACAAGTTTATGATACCTCAAGTAGTTATGATGTTGAAAATAATATTGGTTTAGTAGCTTGGGATGATGGTAATAATGGTAAACTTAATTGCGCAACAATATCTTTAAGTGGCACAGGAAATAGAACAATAACATTTAATAGTGTATTAGAGATAAAATCAGCTACTAATATTATAACAAAAGGTTCTTTAACTTATGACCCTGTAAGTAAAAAACATTTATTGGCTTATACTTATAGTCCTTACTCTTATGTGTATGGAGTAGTTTTAACTGTATCTGGAACAAGTGTTACAAAAGGTACTGAAGCGTCAATTTATTCAGGTTTTGATAGTAATTGGGCTTTGCAAGGTTCAGATCAAGGCGGTATAAGTATCTATTATAGAGACCCATCATCACCAAATTATTTAAAAGGTGCTGTTGCTACAATAAGTGGAACAGATTTTTCATTAAGTAACGAAGCTACTTTAAATGCAGAGCAGTTAAAAAGTGGAGTATTTGGTGATTGTGCTT